CAACAATGAACTTAAAGTAATCCGCGCAGCAATCCGCAGTACCAGGGATCTGATCCAAACTCTCAACGACGGCCGGGAGATGTCTGACACCTTCAGAGAAATGTTCTACGAGTTGAATAACTATGCTTGCATCCTATCCGAAATGATCGAGGAGGACGAATCCATGACTAAAGAACGCAGACGCATTCAGTATCAAATCTGCGAAGCCCTCAAGGCCGCAGACTATGACAAGGCCCGGCTATATATTCATCTGTTGGGCCTGTACGATGAAGCCAATAAGGCCCTTCCGGCCTAAATTATAGGAGGTATTAACTATGGCAGTTAAGAAACAAAGCAAGAAGCAGACCGAAAAGGTCAAGTATTGGAGCAGCGATCTGACCGGCAGAATGCGCGTTTATGCGCAGGAGGTGAAGTACAAGAAGGGCGGAAAGCCTGCTTCCTTCCTCAAGTTCTCCACATCTCTGGGTGTAAAGGACGAGGATGGAAACTGGTCGAATCTTTATTTCAATGTCCGTTTTATGAAGGGTGACGCACCAGAAGCTGATGGCGGAATGAATTTCGAGATTGACATTTCCCGCGCTTTCCTCACATTCGAGACCTTCACAACCAAGGACGACGAGGAAGTAAAAACCCCGGTTATCGTCGTGCAGGAATGGGCTGACCCCGACAGTGACGATGATATTCCGTTCTAATTCCATTGGGAGCCTAACGGCTCCCATCTCTTTAGGAGGTATTATGAATAATATTTTGTTTTCAAGTAAAAGTGAAATGTGGGAAACTCCGCAAGAACTTTTTGACAATCTAAATGCTGAATTTCATTTTACAGTAGATGTTTGCGCAACTAAAGATAATGCAAAATGTGAAAAATTTTTTACACCAGAAATGGACGGTCTAAAGCAGGAATGGGTTGGCGTTTGTTGGTGCAATCCTCCGTATGGTAGAGGTATAGGAAAATGGATGAAAAAAGCAGCTGAAGCATCAGCAATCGTTGTTTGTTTAGTTCCGGCGCGAACCGATACAAAATGGTTCCATGACTGGGTATTAAATAGAGCGGAAATTAGATTTATTAGGGGCCGTTTGCATTTTAATGGTAGTACAAACTCGGCACCATTCCCGTCAATGCTTGTTATCTATCGTCCGGAAATTCTAAAGGCGGTGATTTAATGGGCTTATATCTGCCCAATGGCTATGTTGATATTCGATGGATCCTCGCACAAGGCCTTCCGTTCAACTTCCTGGTGGGCGGGCGCGGAACCGGAAAAACCTATGGTGCGCTGAAAGTTGTGGTTGAGGATAAGATAAAATTCATGCTGACGCGCCGCACCCAGGCGCAGATAGATATTGTCACAAAGAACGAATTCAGCCCCTTCAAGCCTATCAATCGAGATCTTGGAGTAGACATCACCGCAGCGAAGATTACAAAGTACAATACCGGTTTCTATGCGGATGACAGCGGGGATCCCATCGGATACGCTTCAGCGCTTTCTACAATGTCTAATTTGCGCGGCTTTGATGCGTCAGATGTGCAGCTGTGGATTTTTGATGAATTCATTCCAGAGCGGCATGAGCGGCCGATCAAGAACGAGGGTGCCGCTTTCCTAAATGCTTATGAGACGATGAACCGCAACCGCGAATTGCAGGGGTGCAAGCCCATACAAACGCTGTGCCTGGCAAATGCCAACGATCTGGGGAACCCAATCTTTATGGAGTTGGGGCTTGTCAGCAGGGCCATGAGGATGCAGCAGACCGGAAAGAATATGTCTCTGCTGCGAGATCGCGGCATTGGGATATACATTCTAAGTGACAGCCATATAAGCGCACAGAAAGCAAATACGGCGCTTTACAAGGCCACAGCAAAGGATAGCCGCTTTAACGAGATGGCATTAAATAATGCTTTCCGTGAGGATGATGCCGCGCACATTCAGTCTAAGCCGCTCCGGGAGTATATTTCCATCGTGAAGGTAGGCGAAGTCTGTATTTATTCCCACAAGAGCGATGGCACATTGTACGCTACATTTCACACGTCCGGCAGCCCGGAAACCTATACCGGAGACGATATTGATATTAAGCGTTTTCGCCTTAAATATGGCTGGATCCTGCGGAAGTATCTAAGTGGGGAATTATACTGCGAGGATTATCTTGTCAAAGAATACTTGACAAAGAAAATAATCGCGTTATAATGAACATAGAGAACCCCCAAGGGCTATGCACAAGGCCGGAAGCCTGCCCATTCCGCCGTGCAGCGGACTGAATGGGGGTTCTCTATTCTTAAATTTAAGGAGGTGTATTTATGGATGTAACCGCAATCGTTCAGATCGTCAGCAATTTGGGCGTTCCCGTGGCGTGTCTGGTGGCCATGTTCTGGATGCTTAACAAAGAGCGCGAAGATCACAAGCTGGAATCTGACAAATTCGTTGAAGCCATCAACAACAATACTGTTGTTATGACGAAGCTGGTGGAGAGGATGGAAACGAAATGATAAATTACTACATCACTCACCACACCAAGCACGAAATTTTAAGCATTCCTGCAAATCAGATTCCCATTAAGCCTGTCGGAATTTTGGTACATAGCACCGGGGCAGCAAATCCCAATTTGCGGCGCTATGTAGATGCTCCGGATCTTCTGGGTGAAAACAAGTACGGGAATCACTGGAACCAACCCGGAATTAAGAAAAGCCCGCATCTTTTTGTTGGGCTGGATAAAGCGGGCCACATGGCCGCTTGTGAGGTGCTGCCGCTTAATATCGCTTGTTGGGGCTGCGGTGCAGGTAAGAAAGGCTCCTACAACTACCCACCTACGGCGTACATCCAGATCGAATTCTGCGAGAGCGATATGACTGACGCGCAGTATTTCCATACCGGTTATGCCCATTTGGTTGAGCTGGTCGCGGATCTTTGCCGCAAGTACGGTTTTTCTGTGGACAAGATCACCTCCCACAAGGAAGCGGCAGCGGCAGGTTACGCTTCAAACCATGGGGATCCGGAATCCTATTTCTTCGGCTTCGGGGAAAACATGGACAAATTCAGATCAAGAGTAGCGGCAAAGCTGGCCGAAAAGACCGATATTATATATCGCGTCCAGGTTGGCGCTTTCCGCTCCAAAGAAAACGCACAGAAGATGGCCGACGAGCTGTCCGCAATTGGCTATCCGGTAATTATTTAGGAGGGCAAAATCAATGAATTATGAGGATATTATCTTGCTGGTGAAAGCCGGCTACACAAGAGATCAGATTGCGGCAATGCAGGCCCCTGCGCCTACGCCTGCACCTGAACCCGCACCGGAACCCACACCCGCACCTGCACCAGAACCCACACCCGCACCTGCGCCTACTCCAGCAGTGCAGGGCATCAACGATCTCTCTAAAATGCTGTCCGCAGAGTTTGCAAAGCTGAACGATGCGATCGTAAAGGCAAACCTGCAGCAGGCGCAGCAGCCGCCCCAGGAATCTGTTGATGACATCCTGGCATCCATTATTAATCCGCCGCAGAAATCCAGCGGCACACCATATTCTATTAAGGAGGTTAAATCCTAATGGCAAATGATCTTACTTTTACCCAGGCATCGGCTATTCTGAATGCGATTCAGAGCCAGGCAACCGGAACCGCAGCCATCGCGCCGGTAGACAGCGCAAGCTTTATCACTTCGGCACAGACCGCTCTTAAGACCGGCTATGACCCGCTGATGAAAGCCATTTCTCAAGTGCTGTCCCGCACCATTTTCTCCGTCCGGCCTTATCGCCGGAAATTTAACGGCATCATGGTGGATCAGATCACCTATGGAAACCGTGTTCGCAAGCTGTCCATTGCAGATAGCGATCTTGTAAATGATGACCGGTATCAGCACCCGACCGCGTATGACGAGAGCAAAAGCCCCGCTAACGGTGACGGCCTCGCAGTTGATCAGCAGATCCAGCGCAAGCCGAAGATCCTTGAGACCAACTTCTATGGGGCGAATGTATACGAGGACTATTACACTATCTATAAGGATCAGCTGGATTGCGCATTCACTACTCCGGACGAATTCAGCCGCTTCATTACAATGGTAACTCAGAATGTCACCGACAAGCTGGAGCAGGTGCGTGAGAACATCGCCCGCGCAACGATTGCAAACCACATCGGGGCAATCTGCAATGAAGCCCAGGCGGGAAGAGTCATTCATCTGCTGGCCGAATATAAGGCCCTCACAGGTCTTAAAGATCTTACTGCACAGAGCATCTATCAGCCTGCGAATTTCAAACCGTTCATGCAGTGGGTGTTCGCGCGAATTTCTTCCATTTCTGCCATGATGACCGAGCGCAGCGAGATGTTCCAGACTGTTGTGAACGAAATGCACATTCTGCGTCATACTCCTCTGGATAAGCAGAAAGTTTATCTGTATGCTCCCGCAAGATTCCAGACCGAAACCATGGCCATTGCGGACACCTACCATGATAACTTCCTCCGCTTCGCTGATAATGAAACGGTGAATTTCTGGCAGAGCATCGAAACCCCCGACAGCATCAAGGTGAAGCCTGTCTACATCGGCACTAATGGCGCTCTGGTTACCCCCGAAGCCGCGGTAGAGCAGGCCGGCATCTTCGGCATCATCTTTGATGAAGAAGCCCTTGGCTACACCACGATGCAGCAGTGGAGCAATCCCGCACCTTTCAATGCTCGTGGCGGTTACACTACCATGTGGATCCACGAGACGCAGCGCAGCTGGAGCGATCTCACCGAAAAGGCAGTTGTACTGCTGCTTGACTAACCAATAAGGAGGTGCGGGCATGGCACTAACTGTGAAATTTTATAGCGTCTCCAAAGCTGTCAACAGCACCGCACTGCCGACCGGGGAGCCTATGGCAGAATACGAATGCCGTATGCTGGACGCGTGCAGCATCCTGCGGCCTGTGATCCTGCTCAATGTAGGGCCACAGGCCAACCCCACCGGGGCAAACTACGCATATATTTCAGAGTACAACCGCTATTATTGGGTTTCAGATTGGACAGTTAACCGCGGACAGTGGGTCGCAAGCCTTTCTATTGACCCGCTGGCAAGCTGGAAAGAGGAGATCGGGAACACTTTTCAGTATGTTTTGAGATCCTCCAGCGCGTATAATGGGTATGTTCAGGATACCATGTATCCGGCTCTATCTAAATGCTCAATTCAAACCGTTCCAGTTAAGGAAAATCCATTCGCAAACACTCTGGCAGGCGGGGAGTATGTGGTAGGTATTGTCGGAAAATCCGGCACCGGGATGGGAGCCGTCAATTATTATGTAATGACGCCCGCACAGTTTCTTGCGTTCGGGGAAAAGCTATATGGAGATACCGCCATCTATGACATTCCGGCAGATGGAATCGCAGCTTTCAAAGCGCAATTCAATCCGCTGCAATACATTGTTTATTGTCAGTGGTTCCCCTTTACTCTCCCGAAAGGTGATGCGCGGTCTACGGTCGATTTTGGATGGTGGGAGCTTTCCTGCCAATGTAACAGCATTCCGGCAAGCCCGGTATTTGGAAATGTAGCGACTTTTTCTATTCCAAATCATCCGCAATCCTCAAGGGGTCTATACCTCAATAAATCTCCATATTCGCGGTACATTCTCCATTTCGGGCCTTTTGGCGATATTCCGTTAGATTCTACCTATTTCCCGGATGGCGAAGGTAGAGGACTTAACGCCAATATTAGTGTAGATATGGTTACCGGCCGTGGGACTTTAAGAATTACAACCGGCGGAGGGTATGCAGCGATCGTTCGGGGTAAAGTGGGGGTCGATATTTCTCTTGCTCAAATCTCCGTTGATTACAAAGGAGCAGTGGTTAGCGCTGTGGAGACCATAGGAAGTGCGATCATAACCGGAGGCGCATCCCTGCTGACCGGAGGTTTATCCGGAATCAGTAATGCTATTGATAGCACTATACCACAAGTACGATCCAGCGGTTCCAACGGATCATTAGTCGATTTTATCTATCTCCCGCAGCTGGAATGCCAATTTTTTGAGATCGCGGCCGAAGATAACGAGCGCCTGGGCCGCCCTCTTTGCGAAAGACGGAAAATCAACACACTTTCCGGATTTCTGCAAACTGTTGACACGGAATTGCAGATCCCCGCTACTTCCGGCGAAATCGACATGATCAAATCCTACATGGAAGGAGGAATGCATTTTGATTAACGGTGCGCCCTATTATTACAACTACATCAACGCAGAAACTTCCCAGGTTACGCCCTCCACAGTCCATGTAAAGGATAGCGGCCTTTGCAGATATTTTACAAAGTATCTGCTTCAAAAGGCTATGAGCGTGTTTGAATGGGATCTGCCGGAGACCTGGAACAAGGATTATTTTCTGTATGTGCTGTACTGCTGGGGATATATTGCGGTGATCAATACCGATAAATTCGGTGTGATCCCGCAGGGATGCGGTCTAAAAGGTTACGATGTATTCTACGCCCCCACTCATGCAGTGATCGCAAACCCCTTGCTGTCCGGTATTCTGGAACCGCGTATCGGAACACAGTGCGAGCTGCTGAAGCTTCAGCCGGATTTCTCCGGAATTCTGGATCTGGTGGGACACTATGCGGAACAAATGGCGCTGGCGAGTCAATCCGTTTCTGTCAATCTTCTGAACAGTAAGCTTTCCTATGTGTTTACTGCAAAAACAAAGGCTCTTGCGGAATCTCTCAAAAAGATGTATGACCAGATCGCCAGCGGAGAACCGGCTGTTGTTATTGATTCCCGGCTTAAAAACTCGGCTGATGGGGAGGAAACCTGGAAAGCCTTTGAGCAGAATGTTGGCGGTAATTATATCGTTACCAACCTGCTGGCGGATCTCCGGAAGATTGAAGCCATGTTCGATACCGAAATCGGGATCCCCAACGCAAACACCGACAAACGCGAGCGGCTTATCCAGGACGAGGTAAACGCGAACAATATCGAAACCTATTCCAAATGCGCCATGTGGCTGGAGAATTTGCAGGACGCCTGCAAGAGGGTTAATGATATGTTCGGACTGTCCATAGCTGTACGCTGGCGCGAAATTCCGGAGATGGGAGGTGCTTCCGATGATGGCAACATTGAGCCTGCTGGGGCTGTATAGTTTCCGCGGGGATATTCTGGACGATCTCAAGCTGCCGGAGGGTATTGACAGGGACGATTTTATCGAAATGCTCCTGTTTGACACCGCCGAATTGGAGCTGCTGACCCCAGATCCCGATGTTATTAAATCCCTTCTGGGGAGCTGGTCACGGATCAGAGTTAATCAGTGGTCAAAGCTGCTGGACACCGAAACGGTTGAATATAATCCCATTCACAACTATGACCGGCAGGAGGAATGGTTAGATGATGGAACCGGAAACGTAAAAAATTCCGGAAGCAACATTACCGATCTTTCCGTTGCTGGATTTAATGAAGCGGATATGGCCGACCGGGAACGCACTGTTCAGACCGCCGGAACAGGAACCGCCACTACCACGCAGAGCAGGCATACCGCAAGGATATCCGGTAATATCGGCGTGACCACCACACAGCAAATGCTGGAGAGCGAGCGCGAAAGTCGGAAATATTCGGCAGTGTATGAGATCATAGGCGAATTCAAAGAAAGATTCTGCCTATTAGTTTATTGATGGAGGTGATACAATGGCATTTGAGCAGTTCCCCTATACCAATTTTCACGATCTGAATCTTGACTGGGTGCTGAAAGAGGTCAAGAGGGTTTCTGAAGCGGTGGACAAGTGGAGCACTGAAGTGCTGGAAGCGGCCACAGCTTACACGGATGAAAAGGTAGCGGCCGAAGCCGAACGCGTCAACCAAGCCAATCTTGAGCTGAAACAGTCGGTCGAAACCGCGATTCGCGATTTTCAAAACGTGGTCAATGGCACCCTGACCGGGTTCCAGGAGCAGCTTAACCAACAGGACGCGGAAATCGATGCAAATTTGGTGGCCGCGAGAGGCTACACCAATGCACAGATCGCACAGAATAACGAATTTCTGATGGAGGAGATCTCCAAGGGCCTGATTGATCTAAAGGTGTTGAACCTGTTTACCGGTAAGTATGTGACTGTGCAGGAGATGTTCGATTATCTGTCCGCGTTCCATCTCACCGGCGCTATCAGCGTGGCCCAGATCGGGAACGCGCAGCGCACTGTTACCACAGTTGTGGGCTATAAGGCCACCTGCACCGATATCGTGGTCAATGGCTATCAGATCTTCTATCCCAACTAAGGAGGTAAATTAAAATGAATCCCATCACCTTTGACGAATGGGGAGCGCAGGAAGCAAATCTCTTGTGGGCCACCGAAAACGGAGGGAACGCTTCCCAGGTGATCCAATACCTGGAGCAGAACCAATGCACTTATGAGGCCACCAAGGAAAGCGGCAGCGCCCGCTGGACATTCATTATCACCGCCAGCAATCAAAAAGCGCCGGAGATCATTTCCCGGCTGAAACAGTTTTAAGGAGGTAGTGAAACATGACTAATACCACCAATTTCAACCTCATTGAATATGAGGGCAGCGACCTTTTTAACCCCCTTTCCGTTGAGAATGTGAACATGCAGCGCGTGGATCTCGCCTTGAAACAGGTGGAGGTGCTTGGCGTTGGAACCGCCACGGAAGTAGTGAGCGGCACCGTTCACGCTCTCACCCGCCAGAAGCCGGACAATAAGGTTATCACCTTTAAGGCAACCGGCAAATGGAAAGCCGGGGACACCGTTACAGTAGACGGTGTGCAGGTTTCCGTGCTGACTCCGGCCGGAACCACTCCCCCG